CAGCCGGCGGTAGTGCTCCATGAGGTCGAGGGGAACATTCCAATCGTGGGCGCTCATGGCTCCTCCTGCGTGAAAATCGCCTGCGGCGGCTGGTCCACACGAACTGACACGCCTAGACGCTGGCTCACCGAGGCCCATTCCATGCGGAGCCGATAGAGCCGCGTGGCGATATCCCGTTGCCAGACGGCGTTGGCATCCATGGCGGCGGCAAACTCCTTGCCGGCAGCATCCCATGCGGCCTCGAAGTCGCGGCGCTGCTCAACCGCGTTGTCCTGCTCATGCTGCAGCTTCTCGATAGCCTTGCAGAGGTTGATCAGACCATTCGGCATCGCCACTACGTCGCCCTCTGGGCGCGGGGTGTGCGTGGTCTCGATGCGGGACAACATGCCCTTCCAGCTTCCCAGGATGCCGCTCATCCGAACCTCCGCATCATCATCCTCACGACCGGATCAGCAAAATAGATCGCCGCTCCCGCGAGCATCAGATAGAGGCCAATGATTTGCCACGTGGTCATGTCGTCACCTCGCCACTATCGGGATCAGGATCACCAGAGCCGCCAAACCTGCGGCCATCAGCGCCGCGATAATAATCTGCAAATTTAGAGGCATATGTTTTCTCCGCGTATAGCTGGACTTTCAGTGCTCGCATTTCCCATTTCAGGTCCGAGATTTGCTGCCGAAGCTGGCGGTTGCCGCGTTTCAGCGCTTCATTCGCCGCCCACAAATCCAAATGAGGTTTCGCTTTTTTAGCCACTCGTGCCATGGTTTACCCCGCTACTAATAAATTCAAGGACCGGCCCGACGAGACGCCCCGCGATTGACGCCACTCCCCGCAGCATGACGCCCGTCCACGCGCAGGCCGGTCCTCACCCTCGCCCTATGACGGGCGCGGGTATCTCATGAACTGAATGCGGAACGCAGAGCGCGGCCCCAATGACGGCTATCGGTGTAGTCCGGCATCTCGACGGGCTCGAGATACGGAATACCGCACAGCTCGCGCAGGTGCTCCTCGCACCGCTTCACGGCCTCACGGGCTTCCTGAAAGATGATGCTTTTGTCGCCGGTCGATGCTTTGGTGATCCGGATCGACGGCTTGTTCTTGATTAGGCTCCCGGTCCATGCGCCGAGCTCAAGCCGGATCAGATCGGCGTGCTCGTCAAGAACGACGTGGCAGGGCGTCTCGGCATAGCCGACGATCAACCCATCCACGACCATCGGAAGCTCTAGCTCGGTGTCGGTGCCGTACATCTCTCTATCCCTCCAGCACCGGCCGCATCAGGAACCATTCCCTAGACCCGAGGCGACGAGCCAAGCGGCCGGTGATGTACGCACAATAGCCGCAACCAAATGTTGCTGTCAACACAAAGTTGCGCTCTGTGGAAAAATAATTGCCGGGGCAACGCGCCGTTGCAACTCTCGCCGTGCCGTGCTACGAATCAGCCATGGACAAACAGCAGACCAAGCAGCTTGTGATCAAGGCGGGCGGTCCCAGGGCTCTCGCCAAGCGCATCGGCACGTCGCGGCAAGCCGTCGCGAAGTGGGATCGCGTTCCCGCGCATTGGGTGATGCTGTTGTCAGAATTGACAGGTGAGGCGCCGGAGCGCATTCGACCGGATGTGTTCGGCCGCCCTTTGAAGCGTCGCGCGGGAAACGATCGCGTCGCCGCCTAGCGTCTCAGTAGCGTCCCCGTATCCGTTGCGTTGCGTCACCGTCTGCCGATAGCGGCCAGGCGATTGGGTGCTCGTTGTCCGCAAGGCTCGGGACGTGGATGGCGCCACGTCTAGAACCCCAATCGTCTGACCGCTGCCGGCTTCGGACTGCTGTCGGCAGCAACCCTAGTGCCCAACTGACCGGGTCGAAAGGCCCGGTCCTTTTGGGGCCGAAAACGATGAAGCCTCGAGATGCTGTGAACATCCCGAGGCCCCTGGTTTGAGGTCGGTAGTAGCCGAGGCTCAACCGTTTAACGCGCCGATGGAGGTCGGCGAACACATGGCCAATGTAGCAAATCACCGTGTCCATCGCAACACGGTCAAGCCCAAATCCACCGTGGGGATTATCATCGGATGCCAGCGCTTGAACGGCACGGTCGACGATCTCGTCGCCCTGATCCGCAACGGGCTCGGCGCCGTCCGCACCGGCCGGGATTACCGCATCATCGCTTCCGAGGCTTTCGAGACTTGGAGGCTGCAGTGAGCGAGATTTCCGACCTCGAGGCCACGGTCAACACGCCCTGGCCAAGGCGCACGCCCAAAGGCCCGCGCGGATGGGCCAACGCCCGACGCCGGCAGGCCCGGGCCATGGAGACCAAGGCCCGCCAGCAATTCATGAGCAAGGGCAAAGAGCCGTCCCTGCCCCGGTTCAAGTGTCTCGAAGACTAGGCAAAGAAAAGAGGCCGGCGCCTGCAAGCAAAACCGGCCTCAAATCATCGCAGCGAGGAAGTTATGCCAAATAAATCCGGCGAAATCAAGACGAATATAAACAGGGGCGGATGGTTCCGGCTGTACGCAAACATCCTCAACGACCCCAAGGTGCAGCTTCTCCCAGACCGGCTGTTCAAGTTTTGGATCAACTGCCTGGCCATCACCTCCGATCAGCGCGGGTACTTGCCAGCCCCTCGCGAAATTGCTTTTCGGCTGCGGCTTTCGCTGACCGAGGTCGAGGACGATCTCGCGATCCTAATGACCCATGGACTCGTCGATGCGGTGACGGTCGACGGCAAAACGCAACTGCAACCCCACAACTGGTTCGCATGGCAACCGCCGTCCTACTACTCCACCGAGAGGGTCAGGAAATGGCGCCGAAACAAGCGTGAAACGAAACGTAACGGCGATGTAACGGCCGATGAAACGAATGAAACCTATTCTACATCTACTGTTACCGAAGGTAACACTAGTGCGCGGGACGCGCTTTGGCCCTCAACCGCTCGCGAGACGCCAGCGAAAGTCCATCCAGGAAAGAATTTGGCAGGACGTGAGGTGCTGCCATGACGGCGCTCACGGCACTCAAGCCGCTTCGCCCTCACCAGCAGCGTGCCATCGACGGCCTCAAGCAATCGATCGTGGATGGCCATCGTCGCCCCATGCTCCAGGCTCCGACCGGAGCGGGTAAGACCGTCATCGCTGCCCACATCGTGGCCGGTGCTCGCGCCAAGGGGAAGACGCTTGCGTTCTGCGTCCCCTCGATCAGCCTCATCGATCAGACGTTCGAGCGGTTCGTCGAGAACGGCATCGACCCGGCCGAGATGGGCGTGATCCAGGGCAACCACCCTTGGCGGCGTCCGGGGGCACCGATCCAGATCGCCACCGCTCAGACGCTCGCCCGTCGCGACCGGCCCGATGTCGACCTCGTGGTGATCGACGAGGCGCACGTGATGCACAAGGTCTATCAGACCTGGATGGACGAGGAGCCCAACCGGCTGTTCATCGGGCTTTCGGCAACCCCGTGGGCCAAGGGTCTCGGCAAACGGTTCGACGACCTGATCAAGCCGACATCGACGCAAGAGTTGATCGACCTGGGCATGCTGTCGAGGTTCCGTGTGTTCGCCCCTTCGCATCCCGATCTGAGCGCCGTGCGCACGGTGGCGGGCGATTACCATGAGGGCGATCTTGCCGAGGCGATGTCGAAGGCGCACCTCGTGGCCGATGTCGTCACGCAATGGCTGGCCCGCGGCGAGAACCGGCCCACGCTGTGCTTCGCGGTCAACCGGGCGCACGCCCAACTGCTGGCAATGCAGTTCACCGAGGCGGGTGTGTCGACGGCCTACATCGACGCCGAGACGCCGCGCGAGGAACGCGACGCGATCGGCAAGCAGTTGGCCTCGGGTGAGGTCAAGGTCGTGTGCAACATCGGCTGCCTCACCACCGGCATCGATTGGGATGTGCGGTGTCTGATCCTCGCGCGGCCGACCAAGTCCGAGATGCTGTTCGTGCAGATCATCGGCCGCGCGCTGCGCACTGCGGACGGCAAAGACCACGCGCTGATCCTCGATCATTCCGATACGCATCTCAGGCTCGGCATGGTCACGGACATCGACCACGACTGGCTCGACGATGGTCGTGCGCAGTCGGCCGCCGATCGCAAGGCGAAAGAAAAGCGCCTGCCGATGCCGCGTGAGTGTAACGCCTGCGCGGCGTTGATTCCGGCTGTGATGCGCGAGTGCCCGTGCTGCGGAACGGTGCAGCCGCCACGGACAGGGGTTGCCGTCGAAGATGGCGATTTAGCCGAGTTGGGCCGTAAGGTCGGCCAATCCCTCAGCGTCCGCGATCAAATCGCTCGGCAGGGCAAGCGTGCCGTTTACATGCAATTGCTGTGGGTGTGCGAGGATAGGGGCCGCGCGATTGGCTGGGCTGGCCACGCCTACAAGGAAATCTTTGGCGATTGGCCGCGCGGATTGTCGAAGCAGGCTGCAGCCGAGCCGACACCGATCCTCAAATCGTGGCTGCGCTCTCGCGACATCGCGTTCGCCAAGGCGCGCAAGTCTGGGGAGGCGCGCTATGCGATTTGAGCGCATCCAGGATCGCGCCATCGGGCGTTGGCGCACGCTGCTTCCAGCGCTCGGCATTCACGAGCGGTTCCTGTCGTCGAAGCATGGCCCGTGTCCCATCTGCGGCGGCACAGATCGCTTCCGCTGGGATGACAAGGCGGGCTCTGGCTCGTTCTACTGCAACCAGTGCGGTCCCGGTTCGGGTGTCGATCTCGTGATGAAGGTTCACGGTGTGCCCTTCATCGACGCGAAGCGCATGATCGAGGAGCATTTGCCATCGGCACAGATCGAGATCCCGAAGGCCAAGCGCGACACGAGCCTCGAGACTCTGGCCGCGATCTGGTCCAGGGCGCAGAAGCTTACTGGTGACGATCCGGCGAGTTGGTATCTCGCCCGGCGCGGCCTGCTGCACGACAGCCCATCTCTGCGCTGGTTGCCCAAGTTCACCTACGTGCACGATGACAAGTCGAAAACCGAGCATCCGGCCATGCTGGCGATGTTCGTCGGCCCGGATCGTTCGGCGCACACGATCCAATACACCTACCTGGATGGATCAGGCCGTAAGGCCGACGTGCCGAAGCCGCGCAAGCTGGCACCTGCAAAGATACCAGCCGGTGGTGCTGTGAGGCTGGCGGCATCAGCGGAGACGATGGGAATTGCCGAAGGCGTCGAGACGGCCCTCGCTGCGGCGAAGCTGTTCGATATTCCGGTGTGGTCGGCTTTGTCTGCTGGCGGTCTCATCAAGTGGCAGCCGCCGCAGACTGCGCGACACATCATCGTGTTCGGCGACAACGATCGTTCGGCGACGGGGCAGGCAGCCGCGTGGTCGCTGGCGCATCGACTGATCACCGAGAAGTTCACGGCCGAGGTGCGCATTCCCGATACGCCTGAGACCGATTGGAATGATGTTCTCACAAGCGAGGCCGCATGACCCACTGGCACAAGCGCGTGCCGGCCGACATGGCCGCTGAATACATCGCCAAGGGCTGGGTGATGACGGAGCGGAAAGGCTCGATCGTCACGCTCGTCTGGCCGAAAGAGGGCACCCCGCCATGACCCCCGACCTCACCCTCGCCCTCGCTCGAGAGCTGACCCTTCTCAAGGCATACCGCCCTCGCAAGCGCCGCTCTAAGCGGTCGATGAAATCACGCCGCAGAACATTGGTGAAGAAGATTCGCAAGGCGTTTGCAGGGGCAAGGCCATCATGATCCCCGCAACCGCCTATCACCTCGCTCTCGCCCTAGAAACAGCAGCGGAGAGGACAATGGCTAAAGCTCCTACCCTAGTTCGCCGTGGCATCCCCATTGGCGGAGACTTCAAGACGATCGAGGAAGGCCGCACGAAGCTGAAGCCCAAGCCAAAAGGGGCCAAGCTCTCCCCGCACGCTCAGTATGCGAGCAAGAACAAACGGAGGTGGAAGCCAGCCAAGTGACGACCACGCGTGCCCGCGTATTCAACGGGACACCACAAGCATGAGCAACCGCGCCCTCGTCTACCGCTGCCCCCCCAACTCAGAGCACAAGGCAGCCCAGGAGTTCCGTGAGGCTGGTATTCGCGCCTACGTTCCTCGCGACAGGGGCGGCCGGCGCAGTCCATTCACCGGGTGCCTGCCTGCGCCAGCGCCTTCCTACGTGTTCCCCGAAAAGGCGCTTTCTACCGCCTACGCGAAGCACGTGCGCGGCGCTCCCCTTGGCTGGGTCGACAAGCGCGATCTGCGCCGGCTTTATCTGGACAAGCCGAAGACTAAGGCATCGGCGTTCTGCCCCTACACTATCGGCCAGGCAGTCAACATCGGCGACATCCCCGGCACGGTCGCTGCTGTGCAGGGTGAGACCTGCATTGTCGCGGTCACAATGCTCGGCAAGCAACACCTTCGACCCTTGCACTATTCCCGCATCAGACCCGGTTGA